ATAGCCATCAAACCAACATGATGCGTCAAACAATCACTGAAATTAAGACACCGCTATTACTTTATATTGAAGGTGATGCTCCTTTAACTCCAGATATGCCAATAGACTGGGATAAGTGCTTAGATATGTTTGAATACAATAAAGCAAATACTATTCGTTTTCATTTTGAATCATTCATACCAAAAGATCACGAACACCTTATGTTTGGCTTAGAAGATGGTTTTATGAAAACCATACAATGGAGTCAGAGGCCACATTTAAGTAGAAAAAAATATTACAAAGACATTGTGCTTCCAAGATGTAAAGATAAATTTTTTATAGAAGATACGTTTCATGGAGCAATTCAAGATGATATATCTCCATATGAAGTATTTAATCAAGAAGGATGGGATATGCACAAACTTTGGATTTACCATCCTGAAGGAAATATTAAACGTTCTTATCATTTAGATGGTCGCCAGGGAACAAGAAAATATACTTCCGATGATCAAACTTGGGGGTATAAAGAATGAGACTGGGAATTATAGCAAGATCAGATAATACTGGCCTTGGTAATCAGACTAGAGAGTTAGTTAATATGCTTAGTCCTGATAAGATTCTTTTAATTGACTCTACCCCGTTTAATAACAACAAGCAGCATCCAGAGTGGTATGACCAATATAGTTGTATTAAGACACAGGGTTTTCCATCTGTTCAACAGATAAAAATGTTTTTAGGAGATGTAGATGTTGTACTAAGTTGTGAGACCTTTTACGATCAAAACTTTATAAGATTTGCAAATAGACGGGGAGTAAAAACCATTCTTCAGTATAACTATGAACTGTTTGGTCACTTAGCAAACCCAGAATTGCCTTTACCAAACGTCCTATTATCTCCCAGTTTATGGCAAATTGAAACAATTCAAAGTATGTTTGGAGATAGAACAAAGGTAATTCATCTTCCACCTCCAACTACTCCTGAGTTATTTGAAACTGCAAAAAATAATAACATCTCTAAGTCACACAATAGACTATTACACATTGCTGGAAAAAAAGCAGCCAAAGATAGAAACGGGACTGAAACCGTAATAAATATGCTAAAGCACTCTAAAGCAGATTATGAATTAGTTATTAAAAGTCAAAGCGAAATAACAACTAATGTAACAGACTCAAGATTAAAGATTGAAATTGGCAACCCAGAAAACAGGGAAGACATGTATAACGGTTTTGACGCTATGGTATTACCAAGACGATATGCAGGATTATGTTTGCCAATGAATGAGGCTTTGCTTTCTGGTCTACCCGTTTTTATGACAAATGTTTCACCCAATAATCAGATCTTGCCACAAGATTGGTTAGTTGAATCAGATCCGATAGGAACAATTAGAACAAAGGTTAGAATTAATTTGTTTGAAGCAAACAATGTTTTGTTAGCGCAAACAATTGACAAGTATATGTCTATCAATGATAAAACTAACTATAAACAACAGGCCTATGAGTTAGGATTTAATAACTTTGCACCAGGAATATTAAAAGAAAAATACTCAGAACTTATTTCTCAAATTTAGTTTTTTTATCAAACTTAATCTTAAGTATTTTATTAAATATACTATTAAATGAACTATCTGCACTAGACAAATAAGTGTGATTATCTATGTTTAAATTATAAGACTTAAGAACTAATGGTCCAGAATTATAAACCTTAACGTCCTCCATCTGTGTGCCACCCACATTAAATTTATTTCCGTATATTGATCTCCATAAAAATTGATCTAAAAGTTCTAGCACTATTTTTAATTTTTCTTTTTCCATAATCATGGGGACGTGGAGTTCATAGTCTAGAGGGTTTTCAAATCCCAATGCTTTAAGTTTTTTATATGTGCCCGAAAGTTTTCTAGTGTATTGAGAATTGCCATTTAGTTTTTGATATAGATTTATTTTATCTAACAGTAAGCCACTATGAAAATTTTCTATTTTATCTATTTTTTTAATAATATAAAAGTCATCATTCATTAAGACAAAAGATTCTGATATTTCTTGTGAAGAACAAATTGCTTCTAAATTTTTTACAGCATTTTTGTATTTTGATTCTTTTTGTTCTACTTGTATATAGTTTCCTGTATACCATTCAGGCTTACCACCAACAAGCCATATGATTGCTTCTGGAAAACTTTCAACGACAGATCTAATTGAATACTTTAGTTCTTCGTTTACTCCGTCTTTACATATATATACAAAATCTTTTTTATTTCCAAATTGCATATTTATAATTTCTATAAAATATATTTGTATATGTTTCAAAAAACTTTATCACTAAATACTTCTTTCTTTAAACCATTGATCTAAAGTTATACTTGGTTGCCAATCAAAGACTTCTTTTACTTTTTTAATATTTGCAAGTGTTTCTCTTGCCTCTCCAAGTCTTTCTGGAATATTAATAGTATTATCTGATATAAAAGATGCAATCTGATTCACAGAATAATTTGTTCCAGTTCCAACATTAAAAACATTGCCAAAATATTTAGGATCAATATCTTTTGTTGTTGCAAGTATATTTATATCTACAACATCTTTAACATTTGTAAAGTCTCTTCTTTGTTCTCCATCGCCAACAATTGTTAATTTTTCACCATTTAATTTTTGAACATCAAACAGGCCAATTACTGGTGCATATATACCTTTTGTTGGGTGCCTATCTCCATATACGTTAAAATATCTAAATATTATTGTGTCTAATCCAAAAATATTTGTATACATTGAACATAATTTTTCTCCAGCAACCTTAGAAATTGAATATGGGTTTAAACAATCGTCTAACTGTGTTTCTTCATTTGGTATTTCATTCTTTCCATACGCAGAAGATGTTGAAGAATATACAACTCTTTTAACATTTGCTTCTTTTGAACATTGAAGCACTGTTATAGTTCCAACTACATTTGTTTTTACAGATCTTATTGGATTTTTTATTGTTCTCTGTATTCTTGCTTCTGCTGCAACATGAAATACGTAGTCAACTCCATCGTAAAGACTTCTTGTATTTTCATAATCACATATGTCTAATTTGTAGTTCTTTGCATTTTCATTCCAAAAAAAATGATTGTGAGACTCAGAAGATTCATTGTCAATAACAACAACTTCATGACCAAGTTTAATCAAAGAATCAACTATATTTGATCCAATAAATCCAGCACCACCAGTTACTAAATATTTCATTTTACTGCCTCCTTTATATTAAAAAATGGGCCTAGAATAAAACTAGACCCATTTTCTATAATTAAACTACTTTTTCTTGGTAGTCTTTTTCTTTGGTGCACTTTTAACAGGCACAATCTTGCCAAGAGCATCTGAAATCATACCAGTATCTGGTAGTACGCCAAACGCCTTATCATTAGGATTGAGCGCTCTCAATGCAACGGGCGCTAAAGCAGCAACTAGTGCAGCCCATAGATCCTTTGGATCAGTTACGCCAGCCATGTAAAGTGCAATTACTGCACCAAGAACAGATCGTCCGTATGATGCTATCATTGCCTTTGTCTTATCGTTTAATAAGTTATTCATTATTCCTCCTAGGATATAACTTTTGTTATTGTTGTAAAACCAATCCATAAACCAATAATTCCTGCGACTCCCGCAAAAACTGGTGGTGCTGGGACTGGTAATTTGAATGCAGCAAATACAATACCACATCCAAAACCTGTAATAGTTGATAATAGAATGTCTCTCATATTATCTTTTTTCTTGACCAATCTCTGGTAAAAGGGCTAAAAGTTTTTCTGAGTAGTTGTCCAAACCTTTTACCCTCAATTCATCTGAAACCTCTTTAATGGTTTGCTGTGACTTTTCAATATACTCAAAGGCCCAATCTCTTGAGTCAGATAGAAACTTTATAAAGTTTTCTTTATGTATTGTGTCGTCAGACATACTGATGCCGTTATCTATTTGAGAGTTTAACTCTTCAAGTGCCCTGGTTTTTATAAAAAGTTCAGCCAACAATAGGTTAGACTTTTTTAGTTTATCAAAGGTAGCCCAATAGGATAGCCCAAAGGAAAAAGACAGGGTAGCAAAAAATATCAAAAACATCATTTCCATAATATCTATTGTACTCTATCCCTAATGACGTGAGTTGTCCAATAGTATAAACACTTATCGCAACAAGGTTTGTTATATTCACTCTGAGTATCTTTATAAAACTCTGCATAATAAATATAATCTTTA